GAAAACCCCTACTCAAGGGTCTTTTGTTCCCTCAACTTAGTTAAGCCATGGTTCGTAAAATCCTAGATGCTGCCGCTTGTGTTGCGCTTATTGTCAGTGCCTCACTAGCTGGTGGTTCTTTCCTTTTATACCGGTATGTTTCTTCACCTCAGTTTGAAGAGCAAGTGAAGGAGAAAATTATGGGGCAAGTTTCTAACGTTGTACCCAAATCGATTGAGAAAAGTCTTCCTACTACAACAGGTATAGGGCTACCTTTTAATTAAGTAGTGCCAGAGATCAAGATACCTGAGATCAAGATTCCGACAATTGATATACCTGAGTCGCCTTTCTTTACTGGTTATTCGTTAACAGGTCTTGTTCCGGGTTGTCACCTATATCACCGAGATTTAGAAATCTCACGTAATCCCTCTTTACTTTGGGCAGATAAAAACGGGGTATCGAATGTATGTCCAGAAGGTCAGGTTCCTTCGTATGAACCCATGCGATATGACCCTAATCGACTGGTTTATACAGAACCTACCAGTACTAAAACAAGTCAAAAACCAACTCAACAAAAACAGATACCTAAGTCATTACCTAGAAAGAAAGACGAGGAGGAAGTTGAGAAGCCTTGTCCAGATCCAAATTCAAATCTAAGAATTGGATCATTCGCCAACGAGAAGAGGCTAGAGCGCGTTTCCAAATTTGAAGTTGTAAACGGTGACTGCTTACCAGTCTGGGAAAAAGTCACTTATGCAGAAACCTACTTTCCCAGTGCTTCACAAACAATTTCAACAGCAGGAATAGCTATTATTGCTGCGTCTGCGCCTTTACTTTTAAACGTTATTAAACCGATTATTAAAAACGTGATTAAGAAAATTACTGGGAAGAAGGAAGAGAAGAAGTCTCCTGAAACGTAGATTCTAATTTGTGCGTATGGGGTAGTACTTGGTTTGGTACAGATGTGATGACGATATTTTTGCAACTTACCTCATCTTCTCCTACGAATTTAACTCCAAGTTTCATTTGCGTTGCACAGACTTTGAGCCTCGACAAATTGACCTCTAATTTCTTGGCCTTCAACATAAATTCTTGAGTCTTACGATGTGCGCGAGCTGCGGCTAAACATTCATCATTAAATTTCTTTCCTAGAGGGACTTGAAAGCTAAGAGTTGCACCGTAGTTGAGATTAAAGGTTGTTTGCTGTAGTCGTTCTTGTTCAGCAACATAAAGTATGCGACCCGGATTAATTAAATTACCATCATCATCTTCCTCTGTGTCGTAAATATTGGTTCGACTAATTGTATTTCTTGGGAGTGAAAAGTTCTCTCCCTGAGTAACAAAGGGTGTGAACGCTAATGTAGGTAATTGGCATTGTATTCCATTGCTATATCTATGAGTTGGAAAGTTCCCATTAATCGTCTGATACCCATTATTTATTACTGTTCCGCTACTTGAAGCACTGGGGGAACTAATTGTATTGTTGGCTAAAACTGGACTGCTAAAGGTTATTAAGGTCAGTGAGAAAAGATACTTAAACTGGTTTGCGTAGTTTCGGTATTTATAGTTCTCTGGACTGTTGAAACTGCGTCGAGGCCGGGAGCGAGGAAATTTTCGATTAGTGAAAAGGAATCTCCAGAATCGGGATTTGCTAATGTCCATTGAGGTTTGTTGTCGATGTCTGGTGTCACCCATCTAAATGAAACACCTCCGGCTGATTGTGATTCTGTGTAGATAGCATCGGGTGATATGGATTGCCCAGATACGAGTTTTATTCCAGATCCCTGTGCCTGATAGGAATAGCCACTGCGGAAATTCTGAGTAACCACCGTCTCGACTATCGTTTGAACACTGCGAGACGAACTTTCCATCTGGCCTGTAGTGAAGCGTGGAGTAATACTTCCAGCTCGGACAGGTGAGATAAGAAAAAATAAGAACAACCATTTCATCATCTGTGTATATCTATGTAGTGCTTATACATTAAAAAGCTACAAACGCAGTAAAAGAGGAGAAATAGAACGCAAATAATTATGGGGATGTGCATTAGTCAATCTCCAAAGATATTGTGCTTTGCATTGTTGCTGTCGTACCTGCGCCCATATTTTCAAGTGAGACAGTCATTGCTTGATCAGAAGCAAGACTCATAGTCACAGAACCGGGGTCTCCTCCAGATACAGAGGTAACGTCACCGAAAATCGGCAAAGCAGTTATCACCCCATCTGTAACAGTTCCCGCTAATAAGCTCGGAACCGGGTCAGCTTCTATATAAGTTTCTTGTGCGGTCCATGAATCCCCTGCTGTGGTTACAGCAAAACTTGTGTCATAGTCAACTGTTGGGACACCATTTGTTATAGCTGCATCAGCTAAATCCAGACTTCCTATATTTCCACTAACCGTATTTGCAGTTGGTGTGACATTTGATCCCTGCAAACTAACTGTTGACCCAACTCGATTACTTGTTGTAGATGCGCCAAGCGTACTCACCGAAACAACTGACTGCATAGTGTGAGTGATGTCGGCTCTCGCAGGAGAAAGGATAAATACCAGTGGGAGGAGAAGTAGATGTCTCATTGGAGTTTGCCGTCGGGTCCGATATCTCTACCAGTTATAGGGTCTTTACGAGGTTTATTGTTGTTTTTACCGTTACCGCTTCCGGGTTTCTTTGTAGTAATGCCAGCTACTTGACTAAGAACTGAAGACAATAATCCGGCACAGAATGTGGTATCAATTTGCCTAGTAGGGTTTGGATTGAAGTAGCTCCAAGAAATTACCGCCAAAGCCCAGTAGACAACGGAAATTTGTATGAATGTGGCTACCCTAGACGGTTTTTCTTCGTCGTCTTTTTCTTCTTTTTCTGCGGGTACTTCTTTGTAGTCATCCATAGAGGTTATCTAATACCCATACAGTTTAACCTTATATAAGGTGTAATTGCTTAAATATTATTTAGTAACTCGTATAAGTTATACTATCTTTTCGTAATCAGCTTTGCTTTTGTTTGCTAGGTCTTTCCATTTTTGATTAGCTAAGCGAGAAGCTAAATAAGCTTCTTGAATTTCCGACAGTCGCAGTGGAGCCTCATTTGAATCATCCGAAACTATACCTGCATACTCGGAAGTCTCAACATTGAGATCGCTAGTTATTCTGCATACCTCCACTATATTGTTTAATTTAACATCTTGAGATAAAGGAGCGTTCACAGGATTTTTGGGTTATAAATGAATGAGTAATTAATAAGAAATTATTCGTTGCCTTGTATGCAAGTAATCAAATGATTAGTTGGACAGAGGGCAACGATTAGATTAATTTATTAATGCTTTAGGTACAATAACTCACAACTATGTAATGTCAAATACATCAATCCCTCAGATCGTCGGTTATGCAAGAGTTAGTACTAAGCATAATGAGCAGCTCTCGGCCCTAGAAACCCAAAAGAATAGATTGAAAGCGGCGGGTGTTTCTAAAATCTTTACCGATGTTGAGAGTGGTAGATCTAATGGTAGAAAGGCTTTTAACGAATTACTCCAATTAATTGATAAAAGAGCGATAAAAGAAATCGTCGTTACTAGGTATGACCGCCTTGGAAGAGACGCGACATTTGTTGATGCAGCGTTGGTTTTAGCATCAAAAAAGAGAGTCGCAATTAGAACAATTGATACAGGATTAGTAGACACTGAGTCACCCGCTGGGTTTCTAATGTCACGGATCTCTACCAGTCTTGCCGAGATGGAAAGCAAGATGTTGAGTATGCGGATTAAAAAGGCTCTTGATCAAAGATGGAAAGATGGGAAAATTCCAAGAACCCGTATTCCGTGGGGCTATTACAAAGTGAAGAAGGGGGATAAAGATGCGATTGAGCTACATCCAATTGAAGGAGAGAAAGCAAAATTATTCTTAGAGCGTTTGCGTGAACAGGGATACCGGTTTGGTAAGACAGTTAAAGAGTTTAATGACATCCCTTTAAAAACCTCTAGCAGTGTTCGAGCTTGGCTAACTAATCCTTTTCTGCGTGGAGGTATTGGTTTTGGCTCAGATCACAAGTACAGTTTTAAAAAAGTTGTATGGGGTTTGCATGAACCGTTGATTAAACATGAGGATTGGTTCGCGATTGAACGGGTTCTGGAGTTTAATACGAGTCTCTGGGGAGCTAATACAAAAATGAAACCCAAGCTTCTTTCAGGTATATGTTTTTGTTCTGAGTGCGGAAATAGACTTGCTTATTCCAGCCGGGTTAAAGAAACTCATACTTTAAATATGCGATGCAATACCTTTAAGTGTGTTCATCACGCCAAAAGAGTAAATCACCAAATGATCGTTGAGGCTATTAACTTAGCTTTAGCTAAACGATCAAAACAGTTAGCAGCTAAGACTGAGACTGAACCATTAGAGGTAGGAAAACTTAGGAATGAAATAGATATGTTGACCAAATTAGATGATCCTGATTTAAAGGAAGCTATTAAAAGGAAGAAGGAAAAGATGACAGCTCTACTATTAAATGAGTCACCTATTTTGAAAGAACGTGCGAAGTTGATGTCCGAGCCTTCTTTTTGGGAACACGCTTTGAGTCTTGATGACAACCGTCTCCGCGAGATTTATCTCGAATTTGTTGTGAAGGCGGTGGCAAATCCGACCGAAGTGACACAGGTTGATCTGCGGATTTAGATTTCTTGTAATCTTCGATTAAAGATATAAGAACATCTCTGACTGACAAAGATAACTTTTAACTAGCTGCTTAAAAAATAAAATCTAATAAGTCTATTTCAGCAGTCATTCTCTGCACTTTGTAATAAATCATTAGCGATTATTTGATAACTAGGATGATTCTGTATATGTGCTTTTAACGCATCATTCACAACGCTGTTAATACTCTTTTGTGTATATGCCGCAAATACAGAAAGTTTGTGATGACATATATCCTGCATGTTCACAGTTATTCGTTTCATGTTTTTTTTTTGTACGGGAGGGAAGTCAAAGTAAAACTAAGTTAACTAGCTCATATAGGAATGTCTACGTACGCAATTTCTCCTAGTAGCAAATGTTACTTTACAGATCCCTAAGTGTCACCTCTGGCTCAAATTTAGTTTTTCTTTTCGCACTTCTAAATTTACGTTTACCTAGTCTTATTTTTCTTGCTTCTACTAAAAAATCCGCTGCTCTATGAATTTCGCCAAGCGTAGCGTTAGCAACGGCGGTCCTAAGCATTTTTAATACAGTTTGCCGAGG